AGTTGTCCAAATAAGTTCGCCGTCTGCAGGGGTCGTTGCAGCTCGTTGTGCGTCTGTTCCGCGTCTTAATCGCAATGCCATGTTTCAAATCTCCTAGAAGGTACATTCATATAATGTATTTATCATACTAGTAAATTAATCATTTATTTGTTTTTTAGGAATTTTTGGGTTTTTTTGGTTATATCACGTTTGACTTTTACAAAATCTACATTAAAGTCTACAGAAGTAATACTATCTTCATAAGTCCTAAAGAAGTCTTCTAATATTTCATCTACAGGTAAATTTTTTTTATCTTTGCCGTTCAAATCTATTTCCCAAATAGTATTATCTTCAAATTCAACGGTAATACTTTTTAGATAAGAAGCCGGCAGGAAATCTAAGTCAACCGAGTCAAAAATTTCCTGCCAGTATTTTTCATTTTTTTGCATTATGCTGTTTCAGTTGATTTTTTTGTGCTTTTACGTTTTGTTGGCACCAAAGCTTCAGCTTGTTCTCTTAATGCTTTTGCTTCTTTAAATAAAGCATCTGCTTGAGAACGATATTGTGCTGCTAGTTCTTCATCTGAAAGTACACCATCTGTTGCAGGTGCAGGTGTTTCAGTATATGCTTCTACAGGATTTACCTCAGCTTCTGTATCTGTTGGTTGTACAGATCCTTCTGGTCCTGCTAGAGCTAGATCTGCTACGGTAACACCTTTTTGTTGTGCAATAGTTTCGTTTAGTTCTTTTAAATTAATTGAAGTGTTTGCATTTGGAATCATTTCAATTGCATCTGTTGGAACTTTACGAATTTTTCCTGTTGTATGAAATCCAGCAAGCATGTTTCTACCATCAGGTAGTACTGCTCTGGCCATTGCTTCGCCAAATTCATATGCTTCTTGTCCTGCGGCTGATTCGACTGCTTTTATTAGAGCATCGTGTTCGTCTGCTGACAAATTTTCTGTTTGTATAATCAAACAACTATCAGGCTCGCCTGGAACTACTCGGTAAGCAACTACTACTTTACGTTTATTAGCAATTACTCTACCTACATGTTTTAAAGCCATTTTATTCCTCCGTTGTAGCCTCTGCTACTTCTGTTTGCTCAGGTGCTGCCGCTGCTGCTGCTTCTTGGCCTTCTTTAGCTGCTTCTGCTTGTTTTTGCACTTCCTGTAAGAAGCCGTCTAATTTATTGTAAACGGTACCAACTGCTGCAAGCTCTTGAGCTTTAAATGTACCACGTTCTGTTGCAAGTTCAATTACACCACGTAGCACTGCTAGATCTTGAATGTTTAGATCGTTAGGATTTCCATTCGGTTGAGTCATAATTTATTTTCTCCTTGTATAATAATTATCAACATTTTCCTACTGATATTTTAAATGTGGACAAGCCAACATAAAAAAACTCATTTCTTTTGGTTGTTCAAAACCAACGGTATAGACCGTTTCTATGTTTCGCTCTTTATTTAACGAAACGTTTGCACCAAAGTAATATCTTCCGGATAAATTATTATCTATCCATGTGCAAATTGCATTTTCTATATTATAACGTCTTTCGATGTTTGTTGTAGAGAAATGAGAAGGGCAAAACGTTACTCTTCTCAGATCTAAAACATCTAGTTCGTTAATTTTAATTTTAGGCATTTGCCTCCTCGTAATGGGCTGTAATACCAAATGGCGCATTCAATTCTTTATTATGATTACTATGGATAATAAAGATAGTATCGCACCAGTCTGGATCACCCCAGCTATCCCAAGCATACCCATCTGTGAACATTATAAACTTTTTAGGCTGAATGTCATTTTCTTTCATATATGTCCAATTAACCATAAAGTCAGTACCGCCGCCACCGTAGATTTCATAATCAGTTAGATCTTCGCCGCCGTCAGCACTAAAGTCCTGTTCGTTGTATACTTCGGTATCAAAGCACCATAATTTAATTTTATAGTCTTGGAATTCGTCCATGATACCTTTGATTTCTCCTAAGAAATCTTTTGCTTGTGCATTACCAATTGAACCACTCATGTCAAGTGTAATACAAATATCAATTGTATCTAAAAAGTTTGATCCTGGTAAAATTGCACCAGTACTCCAACCTTTACGATTAGGGCGACTAAAAGTAAAATCACTTTTAATTGTGCTTTGAATTTGTTGGCGTAATAGTTCACGCCAGTTCATTTTAGGTTCTGTAAGTTCTTTGATCAAACGCTGCACGCCTGCGGGTGTGTTTCCTGCACCTGCACTTTGTGCAGCTTGAATCATTGCTTCTTTAATTTCGTCTTTGATTTGATCAAGTTCGTCACGTGAGTATTTAGGACGGCCTTTACCTTTACCTTTACCGTCGCTGCCTTCACCTTCATCACCGTCCTCGCCTTCTAAGTCCAAATGCTCGTCTAGCATTTCTCCTAGTTGTTTTAAGAATTCTTCACCATTTTCTTTGGCTTTTTCAAACAAGTCGTCATAAACTTCTTCGCTGGTCCAGTGTTCATATTTGAAGTCTTGATAGCAATCAACTAGTTTAGGTTTTGTGCCAATACGGTCACGAACTAACAAGTTGTTTACAATATAATCTGCTGCAATATTATACAGCATAGGATTACGATCGTCACGTCTACCTAAGTGATCATATACCATGTGTAGAATTTCATGTGCAAGAACAAACTCAATTTCTTTATTGTCCATAGCATTAAAGAATTGTGTGTTGTAGTAAAGATTACGACCGTCTACAGCAGCAGTCATGAGCCATTCGTCTGCTGGAACAATTTTAAGACGTGTTGCCATGTTACCAAAAAATGGGTGTCTTAGTAGCAATCCTACACGAGCAGTAATAATACGTTCATGCACTTCGACTTGCATAGCAGCCAGTTCTTCTTCTGTAATATCAGGATCTGGTTCCCAGTTTTTTAACTTAGTTTGAGTTTCTTTAGCAGACATTTGCATTGCTACATAATTCGGTAAAGTGTCTAACATGGTATTCCTTTCTCAGTGCCTATAATAGTTATAACACTATTTACATTGTGTGTCAAGAGATTTGTAAAAAAAATGGGTGACCTAAGCCACCCATTCTTACCATTATGCACCTTGTGCTGCCTTAATGTACTTTCCATAACGATCGTGGAATTCGTCAAAACATTCAACTTCATCTGGATCGATTGGTAGTTCATATTGTGTAAGTGCTAGTTTAATGCCCATTACAACTAGTTCAGTTTCAAAGTTATCCATTGCAAAACGCAAGAAATTGTTTACTTTATTATTGAACTTTTTATCGTTAGCTTCGTCAGCTTCTTTTAACTCGTAACACAATGATACCGTCAAGGAATACTTGGCACTGATTTCTGACGTTTTCATTTCTTTTACTTTACCAGTTAAAATATCTGACGGATTAGGCATTTGACCTGCAACTTTACGGTGAGCCATAAATTTAACAGCAAGTCCTTCACCTACTGCACCAGCTACAAGATCTGTTGTAGTTGTTTCGTCTTCATCTTCGTCAAGTAACTCTGATACAAACGACCAACTACGTGGTGTTGCAAATCCACGACTTGAACTACGAGGATCAAAGTCATAAAGATCTTGTTTTGCAAATTGCAAATAACCTACAACATCTTTGTGGATTTTATTATCAACCGCCCACTGGAACCAGTCATCAAAATTAACACCTAGTTCTAAGTGTACAAAGCGATTGGCAAGCGGAGCAGGCATACGATATGTAACACCTTTGTCTGCTTCGCGGTTACCTGCTGCGACAATCATTACATTATCGGGCAGTTTATATTGTCCTACACGACGATTTAGAATCAACTGATAAGCTGCCGCTTGTACAGCAGGTGCAGCAGAGTTCATTTCGTCGAAAAATACAACAATATTATCATATTGAGATGCTAGTTCTTCATCTGGCAACTCGTTAGGAGCACCCCATACCATTTTATTGATATTAGAATCAAAATATGGAATGCCTTTAATATCAGTTGGCTCCCAAAGGCTCAAACGGATATCAATTAGTAAACTATTTGAAAATGTATCAGTAACTTGAGCTACGATATCTGACTTACCGATACCTGGAGGTCCCCACAAAAAGATAGGACGTTTTTTAAGCAAAGCACGACGAATTGCTGCTTTTGCTTTATTTGGTGAAATTGTACGTGATTCTGACATAGTGTATTCCTCTTTGTTTCAGTGCCTATACAAGTAATATAATGTATAAACCAAAGAAGGTCAACCTTTTTTAACAAGATATATTGTAAAACTTCCAGGATTTGTAGTAGTTGTTCTGTATTCTCTAATACGAGGATGATTATGTGCCCATGTTGGAAATTCATTCATCATTGCACCTTGACCGGTAATAACGGTACATCTTTTAGCACCTGCAAAGTATGCTTCGTCTACTTGTCTTTTGAATTTACGCCATCCTTCATGTATATGACATCCGTGTAAATCAATTCTCATCTTTACTTCTGCTCATTGCTTTGTTTATGCCATACTTTCTAAGGTCTCCGCTGAATAATGTCAATTCAACAGCTTTCTTTTCATTTGTAACCGTAATGCTCCTATTAGTAAGATAATACGGACAATCAATAAACTGATCTAAATATATTATTACTTGTGTTGTTAATGGCATTTCTCTAGGATAAGGTATATCGTATGTTTGTAAACCTATTTCATTTACTACGTCAAAACCAGCTTCAGTTAAACGTAGACCTCCTTTTTCTTTATTACGAGTGTTAAACCACCAAAGAGGCAAATACTCTTTGATTGCAGCTTCACCTGCACTCTTGCCTAGTTCTCTTAAAAAAATTTTTGTGTAAGTTGTTTTTGATACCATTAAACCTTTTCACCAGTTGTAAGTTTTACAACGGTAAAATCTTCTGTTTTGAACATTGTGTTTAGTTTTTTTGCTAGATTAATTGCATGACCAGGATTTGAAAAACTTGTCTTTTTATATTTTGGACCAGGGTAATTTGTTAGTGCATTACTGCTTTTTAAATTAAAAGGTTTATCTTTATAAAAGACTGCCCATATGGCTTCTGCATCTAGTATCTGTTCACATTTGTAGGTACTACTATTTGTGTATTCCAAAAGTATATTTGGCTTAGGCCTACTCATTGAATTCTCCTAGTTAACTACGTATATTTATCTTTTAAATACGTAGATAATTTTAATTCCAGTCAGAACCCCCGCCTACTTGAATAACAATATCATCTAATGAGCCGCCTGCATTTTCTTTTACAAACTTTTCTAAATCACCATTTAGTCTTCCCATAACAATGCCTAAAGTAAAAGCAAGATTTTTTGCTTGAGCTATATCTAACTTAACTTCTCTTGCTTTACTATTTTCAGCACTTTGAACTTGTTTAATAAAGTTCTGTATAGGAAACGTATTAATCGGTTCTATTGACATTTTTTAACATTGCTTTCATTTCTAATTCTGTTTTGAAAGGTCCGATAAAATCATTTCTTTCAATAGTAATTAGCTTTGGACAAAAGCTCTTTAACCAATTAACATTGAATTTAATCAAGTAGTAACCTGCACAATATACACTTCTTGATTTTTCACTTTTTGTAAATAAAGGTAATTTACGTTTAATATCAAACATGCTATTAAAAGGTGCACACTTTGTAGGATAACCGTTTACTTCACATTTGTCTGTATCTTCAGGTGTTTTAATTTCAGCTACTAAAAAATTCTTACCAAATTTTCTTTTAAGTTGATTTTCACTTTTAAAGATATCAATTTTACCTTTTGTATTAATTAAGAACCCATCTTCGTTTTTGCTAAGTGTGCCAATACGTACACCTTGTTCTTCAACAATCCAAAACTTATCTTCTAATACCGGTTTTGCTTTTAATGTCATTTAGAATACCTCGCTTGTAATGGTTCAGCATAACTTGCAGCTTGATCTGCAATACGTTGAAGATCCCAACGGGCACAGAACTTCATAAGTCTCATACCTACTTGGCTAATATTTTTGCTTTCTGCTGATGTGATAGTGTTATTTATTTCGTTGCGAATATGATCTGGTTGTGCTGTAAGATCACACAATGTAACGTTACGTGTATAGTCATCTAGCACACGATGTTCAACACCTTCATGATCTACCCAACGTTGTAGCATCATGTTGTTCCAATTAAAACCTTTTGTTTGTTTGTCAGCAAATGCTTCTAACAAACCTACTTTGTTCTTTGTGCCTTTCTTGCG